CAATCGTGGCTGGTACTTTTACCAAATTTGTCTTAAACTTTGAGGCAACATCTGGTGAAGTAAATCAAGATTTGAAATTATGGCTATCTGGTGCAGGGAATGTGTTTGTGGATAAGTTGTCACTTACACAGGCTTATGATATGTGGATTGGGACTAAAATCAACATAACAAGAACAGGTGGAAATAGTATCTTAGGTACTAATGCACCAACTCCAATGCAGTTGGGATTATTAACTACATCAACAAACTTTAGAACCGAAGTCGGTTTATCAAATACTAATTTTGTTTCAGCAGATCCTTCAACTCCAATAGCAGATAGTGTTTGGCATTTTTTGAAATACACCATAAATAGAACGGGCAATGCTACAGCCCAAGTGGATAATGATAGTGCGGTTAATGCTTCGTTGTCAACAATCGGTAAACATATTTTCACGCAAGCATTTCAAATAGGTAAAGTTTGGGTAGGTTATTTACAAGGCCAAATCTCCCATGCCCAAATAATCCGCTTTGAAAACATATCTCAAAGTACTTTCAATAGTGCAATAACAGGATTACAATATCCAACTGGTGGCGGTGCAGAGGAAGTGTTAAATATTAATTGGAGTAACATAGATGGAAATACTGTATACGATTCTTCACCAAGACGGAATAACGGAACCTGGTATGGGGATGCTTTAGTTGTTTCAGAAGTACAAGAAAGTGCTTTAGCTTCTACAGAGGTCAATGGGACTTATATTGGAAACTGGTCTCCTTCTTTTAGCTTCAACGGTGTTATATTAGATAACACTGGACTTTATGGCTATGACTTCGGACAAAACGTACTCAAAGTAAACTATGACGGTGCACTCATTGCTGGGTGGAATTTTGATTCTTCTGCTTTATATACTGGAACAAAGGTCACAGTTGCAGGTTATGCAACTAATAATGGTGACATAACTATCTCTTCAACTACTGGTATTTCTACTAAAAACTTTTATATAGATTTAGCCGGTAATGCTTATTTCAAAGGGGATATTTCTGCCGCGAGCGGAACTTTTACAGGTAGTTTATCTATCGGTACTGGAAATAACATATTCAAAGCGGATTCTAATGGTATTTATTTAGGTAATGCTACTTTTGCGAGTGCTCCTTTTAGAGTTAGTCCTGCAGGTACAGTAACAGCTACTGATGCTACTGTTACAGGCGTTATCACTGCTAGTACCGGATATATAGGTGGAACTACTAATGGATGGCAGATTCTTGCTGGAGAAATAAGAGCTATTGGTACAGGTAAATTTACAACCGCTTCTGGAACTACCAGACTTGAAGTAGATTCAACAGGTTTAAAAGCTTACAATTCTGGAACACAAAGAGTTCAAATTCTTTCGGATGGTTCTGGATGGTTAGGAAGTTCTACCGACTTTAGTTGGACTAATGCTGGTGTTTTATCTGTAAATAAGATTACCGCGACTTCTGGTAGCATAGCTGGCTGGTTAATAGATACCACTAAAATATATAATACGAATATCAGTATTTCTAATGCAACTTTAGCAGCTGCTTCTGGAGATATAATTCTATCAGGTGGGGATGCTAAAATACATGTTGGAACTGGTGTTCATTTAGATGGTGCTTCAACAGGTACAATTCTACTTGGTGCGGCTACTTCTATAAGCGCCGGTAATGGGGTATTTATAGGCGGCGATGGAAACTTTAGAGTAGGTAATGCTTCCGCTTCTAGATTGCTGTGGGATGGCACAAACGTTGAAATTTACAGTTCTGGGAATTCTAAAGTAGTTTCTTTAGGTGGAACTAATACTATAGCTGGTTGGACCATAGATACAGAAAAAATTTATAAGCAAGGAACAGGATTATTAGTAGCTACTTATGAAGGGTATATTGGACTAAACACTGTTAACTCTGGTTCAGGTTATTTTTATAACGGCGGTCAGAAGTTATTAGGGCTACACCTGGGCTCTAATCAATATGGGGAAGCATACGCAATAGTTTTCGGTCAAATGATGGCTTCTGGAAATACACTGAAAACTGGCCATTTTGGTATTCAGATGATGAGTAGTTCCAGTAATGAGATTTTTGCATTAGGTATGAATTCTACTGTATCTGGAGGTATGTATAATCGGATAGCTGGATGGACATTCGATTCAACAAAAATACATAACGCTACAGGTACAACAGACGGAACAGGCTATACTACTACTGGTATGGTTTTAGGATCATCTGGTTATATAGCTTCACCTAAATTTAGAGTTACAACTGCTGGCGTTCTTTATGCTACAGAAGCTAATATAAGTGGTGTAATAACCGCAACTTCTGGAACCTTTACTGGAACCGTAAATGCGAGTGGTGGTAACTTTACTGGCAGTGTTACTGTAGGTACGCATACTGATAAAATAACTATTGCGGCTACAGCTGCTAACACTACCACAGCTATATATGCTGGAACAGGAGCTTACGGTAATACTAATACTGGATTCTTTATGGATGCTTCCGGTAGATTTAGTTTAAAAAATAAGCTAACCTGGGATGGAAGCACCTTAACTATAGATGGCGGTGGTACATTTAGTGGGGCTCTATCTGCTGCGAGTGGCTCATTCGCTGGATCTCTTTCAGCCGTTACTGGGACACTCGGTGCTCTAACAGTTAATGGGACTTTAACTTTAGGCACTGGAACTATAGCAAGTACTAATTTTAACGTTACAAGTGCCGGTGTTGTAACAGCTACTGGAGCTACAGTTACTGGAACCATAACTGCCACAGCAGGAACCATTGGCGGATTTACTGTAAATTCTACTGAAGGTTTATATGCAGGCTCTGGTGCTACAAGAGTTCAAATGAAAACTGGTGCTGGATTCTGGGCTGGTGCTGATGCTAGAGATAGTGCTCCATTTAGAGTTACAGAGGCTGGTGTATTAACCGCCACTTCGGCAACAATCACTGGGACTATCACAGCTTCTGCTGGAACTTTCAGTGGGGATATCTTAGTATCCGGAACATTACAAACAAGTGCTACTGCAAGCGTGGGTTTAAAACTTTCGAGTGCAGGTATAAAAGCATATGGTTCAGTACAGACTGCTGAAATAAATGCAGACGGCTCTGGATTCTTTGGCCCTTCTACTGCTAAAGTTATTTCTTGGAATACAGCTGGAGTTGCTACAATAGGTGGATTAAAAGCTTCATCTTCAGCTTTAACTCTTGGGAGTACAACAGAGTTTGCAACCTCCACGACTACTTTATATGTAGGCGGGGATGGTATATCTTTAACAGATAAATTCTGGGTAAATACTAGTGGGGATTTGACTGCTACTTCGGCGGACATTACTGGAAATATTAAAGTAACTTCTGGTAAATTTGGTACATCTACAAACCATTGGCTAGTTGGAGCTACTGGATTAACAGCAGTTGCTGCAAGTACAGATGTTAAAATAAGTTATGGTAAAACTGACTTCGGACAAACAACTACAACAGGTTTTATTTTAGGGTATGATTATTCTGCAAGCAAGCCTAAGTTCGAAATAGGAAGTTCAGCAACAGCACAACTTGTATTCGATGGAACAAATTTAACAATTTCAGGGGTTATAACAGCTACTTCAGGGGCGGTAGGTGGATGGAATATTCTTTCCTCAGCTATTCAGGATGGAACAGCTTATACAAACTCTAAAACATTCTTACAGACATCTCCGTATTATTGGGACTTAAATCAGACATACTTAGATGATAGAAAAACTTTAATTGATGCTTGGGGACCTACACCTGAGGAATATAGATTTAATGCTACTGCTCCTGATGGATGGACCTTAACAGGTGCCGATATATATACAGATTGGATTAGATTTAACGCAATAGGTGAGTACGCTACTTCACCAAAAAGAACTGTTTCAGCTAGCACGGCATACCTACTTTACTTCTGGTTTGCTTTTTCAAATACTTCAGAAGAGGTTTATGTGACTGTAAAGTATTATACATCGGGTGATGCTTTAATATCTTCAACTGATTTTACATTTACTAGTTTTGAGAAATTGAGTTTTTCAATAGAGAAAGAGGTATTTACTCCAGCTACTACAGCTAAAATAGAAGTTGTAGTAAATGTTGGAGACAGCGTTTCTTTAATTTATTTAAAGAAATTTACTTTAAGTTCTATTAGTGCCTTTACTGAAATAAGCCCTAATGGTATTTTAGCATGGACAGGTAACAATACTTATTTTAGAGCAGGTAGCGGCATTTTAGAATTCAGGGGCGGTTCTATAGATGTGAATAATTTTAAATCTGTTAGTGGAACTCTTGAATGGAAGTTAATAATAGGGGCATCATCTCTAACAGCGAGTTCCATTGCTATTCCATCTGGGTCAGGGGATACGACTGTTGTTTATAGGGTTAAAAAAGGAGTAAACAGTATCCTTGGATTTACTGAAGGAACTGACGTAGTAGTTTATAATGAACTGTACTTAGGTAGTGCCTTCGATACTAAAATAGCCAGAACTGCTACAGCTACGGCTACTTTAACAGGGTCACTTATTATAAGTGGAACTCTAACTACAGGCGGGTACCCTTTGTGCAGGTTTAGAGGTGCAAATTTAGCAAGTGCCCCAGGAACCCCGGCAGGAGGAGATATTTACACAGATACAAGCGGTATTGTGTACATATATGATGATGAACAAGTATCTTGGACAATGCTATCATGAGTAGATTAAGAGTAGATACAGTAACTAAAAAACATAAGAACGCATTAACCGCTATTCATATAAAGAATAGATTTGACTTATATAATGCTTCTAAGTATCTTAAAAAAGAAAATTTAAATGTACCAATAAATAGCTGGATTGTTGTACATGGTGATGTTATCGAGATTCTAGATGAAATAGAGTTTGATGACAAATATAATTTAGTATTTAGTACATTTTTAGAGTTTAAAAGTATTGACCATTGACTTAAAAATGTTTATATTTAACTATAAAGTTATTAATTAAATCAAATAAAAAAAATAATGGAAAAATTCAAATTAGTAGAAATTGTAACAGCTGAACCTGTATTGGTAAAGTTAATGAATTATTCAAAAGAAGGCAAGTTAGATTTTAAAACATCTTATTGGTTAAAAAAGCTGATAGATAAATTAAAACCTGAGTTGGAAGATTATTATTCAAATAGAAAAGAACTATTTGAAAGACTTGGTGAATCTGTAAAAAATGAAGAAGGCACTGAAACTGGTGAATATAGAATTCTTCCAGAAAACCAAGAAAAATTTCAAAAATATTTTAATGAATTATTAGAAATTGAAATTGAACTTTCAAATATTAGAAAATTCAGAGTAGCTGAATTAGAAAAAATTGAAGGAATTTCAATAGATGACATTTCGATGTTTGAAGCTTTTATTGATGAATTAGAAGAAGCACCTGTCGAACGTAAAAAAATTAAATTAAGCATAGATTAAATCTATGCTTCCAAATGGAGTATTTTAAATGAAAAGTTTGTGGAACAAAAATTATGACATTGTTGACCATATATTAAATTCAGATTTAGAAAAACTAGCTAGTATAGTTGAGAATGTCTCTGAAAAAGCAAAGACTGGATATATTCCGTCCTACGAGGAACAGATGGAAATGCCACAAAATAATTTTGCTTTAGTTTTATGGGATTCAAAACTTGGGTACTTAAATAAATATGCTAATTATACGCCTGAGCTTACAGAATTAAATTTGTTATATTTGGTAAGTAAGATGGATACATTTCCAGAAGAAATTGTTAAAGTTGCTGCTACTAATTTAACATGCAGTGCAAAACAATTTCATATAGATATCCCTGAAGAACTTAAACAATATGAGAGTGACTATTTTATAGACAGAGTTGTTAATATAGACGATGTGGATCAAGTAAAATATGCACAAAAAATGACTCCTAAGGAAGAAATAAAAAAGTATGCATTAAATGGAAAATATCCAATACACACACCGGAGCATATAAAGAAAGCGGAATTGTGGTTTGAAAATAATTATACAAATTTAAGTATAGACGAAATATTAGAATTTACTTCTAATATAACTAAAGAAGCAAAAGAACAAGGTGTGCAATTAGAAAAAACTGCTGCTGAGTTTTCAAAATTATCAATAGATAAATTTAACCCTGATTTATATAATCATATACAAGTTAGGAAATCATCTTTGAGAGAAGATATGGAAGATTATAAAGAAACTTATAATGACATACTTAGAAAAGCTGATGAATTGGGCACAGTTAAAGTTGCATTTTTAATTGAGCTGTTGGATAAAGAATCTGGTTTAGATAATTACTATGGTAGATCAATCATAGATCCTATAAGAACAACCTTTGCAATTGAAAAGAAAGCTGGATTGTCTTTTGAAGATAAGATAATTTCACCTGATGATTTAAACGCACTTTCTACTAACTCACTTATGGACATAGTAGGAGATAAGGATGTTATATCTGGACTGAAAGGTTCAGAAGCTTTAGTTGTCTTTGAAAGTCTTCCTACACCTATTAAAAGAGATATTGCTGAGCTTTTATAAATGTTTAAACTGGCTGAAAAGGTTACTAAAGATAAAAAAGATGTACCGAAAGATATGGCGAAAAATTTAGCCATAGGTGGTATAGCTGGAGGAATTTCTACTGCTGTTGTACAGCCACTTGATCAGATTCAGAATATGATGTCCACGTATAAAGTTAGACCTGAATATAAAAGTAGAACTAGTAATTATATAGAACTTATTAAATCAATATATAGGGATGATTTAGGGGAAATCTTAAAAAAACCTGAAGAATATACTAAAGGTTTAAAAGGTTTAAAAAATTTCTATAATGGTTTAGGTGTAAAAATGGTAAAAACTATACCACAAAGTGCTTTATTGCTTGGATTGAATACCGCCTTATATAAATTTTATAAGCATAATATAGCAAAAGATGGAAAAAGTTGATTTAATTAATTTAGACGAAGCTTTAGAGCCAGAAACTATAAAGCAATTATTTCCGGAACTATCAGAGATTGATAGAGAGAAAATTCAAGTGTTAAAGCTTATTAAAAGCTCTAATGTTATATTTGAAGATTTTGATGTTTTTGAAAATGCTGTTGAAGTTTTAAATGGTGTAAAACCTGATATACAAAAAACAGAAGGGTGCAAACCTGAATGGATTTGGAAAGCTTTAGATATGATTTATAGAATAACTAATAAAAAACTTTCACATGAAGTTAAAGAATATATAAAATGGAATTTTAAAGAAGAGGGATTTTTATTCTATCCTCCAACCTCTGGAATAGATAATCCCATATATTCTGATGTTGTTAAGATAGCTAAAGAAGGGCCATTTCCTTTAAAAGAAGAAACTAAGTTAAACATACAAGCTATAAAATATTTAAAAATTTTGGAGTACTTAAAGAATGCTTAATAGCAATACAATAGATAAGTTACTAAATAGTAAAATTGTAAAAAAATTGCTAATTTCTATTGATAAAGAAGGTCCTATTGAGAAAGCCTTGACTAAACAACTTAGAAAGATTGTAAAAGAAAAATCAACAAACACCGATAAAATACCAATAAAACAGTTGAGTCAGAAAAAATAATAAGAGGTAAAAATGAATAAAGATTATGTAATTACGAAATTAGCTGCTAAATATATACCAACACCGCTGGAAGAAGGAATTTTAGAACCAGAACTTGTACCAATAACTGCTACTGTTGGAACAGCTAAAGGATTAACATTAGGTGCGGTACTTGGTGGGCTTTTGGGAGCTTTAGATTTTAAGAGCAGTAACATGCAAGTCACTGATTCAAGGCTTCGTGGTAAGTATATGTGGGACTCTATACTAAAAAAAGGTAAAAAAGGTGCCTTAATTGGCGGCACTCTGTTAGGTTTAGGAGCTTACTTAGCTGCTAAAGATAGAAATGATATGAAAAAAAATGATCCAAAACGGTATCTAGTTGACACTGGTATTATATTGGACACTAATCAAAGACAATAATGCCTGTAACTCCATCAACAGAAAGATATACTTCTGAAACTTCTAGAAGTAATACTTATCCAAATCCATTTTTTGATTTAGCAAATTCTTATATTCCTAAGAATATAAAAACTTTATTTAAGTTTTGTAGGGAATATTATTATACCAGTGGTTGGTTAAAAAATGTTGTAAGTAAAATGTCTACATACCCTGTAACAGATATTTTATTTGACAGTACTATAGATCCAGAGGTAAAAAAAGCATATTCTAGAGTTTTAAATGAGAAATTAAAAATAAAATCATTTTTAATAGAAATAGGTTTAGATTACTATACCTATGGAAACACTTTTATATCTGTATTTATAATACCAAAAAGATTTTTGAAATGTACGAAATGCGGGCAGATGCATGATTTTAAAGCTATTAGAAATAAATTAAAATGGCAAAATTTGGAATTTTATGGTTCATGCCCAAATTGTGGATCCACACACTCTAAATTTTTAGTAGAAGATTCTTCTATAAAGTCTATAGAAAATTTTAGACTTCTTAGAATATCACCTGAAAATGTAGATATTGAATATAATCCAATTACAGGCACTTCTACATATTACTATACTATACCTGAAAAACTAAAAGCTCAAATTATAAAAGGTAACCTGACTGTATTAGAAACCATACCTTTAGAGTTTATAACTTCACTGCAAAAGAAAAGAAAGATAGAATTAGACAATTCAAATCTATACCATCTAAAATATCCATCATTAGCTGAAGAAGACATGGGGTTCGGAAAGCCAATGATACTGCCTGCTCTAAAGGAAATATACTATTTAGCAATACTTAGAAAAGCAAATGAAGCTATAGCTAATGAGCATATAATTCCTAAGAAAACAATATCTCCCGCAAACACTGTGACTATCGATCCTATTACTGGTATGAATTTATCAGATTGGAAGTCGGATATAATAGCCACAATGCGTAAATGGAAAAGCGATCCTAATTATATAGCTGTTATGCCTATACCTATGCAATATCAGGAGTTGGGTGGAAATGCTAAAATGTTAATGGTTACACAGGAAATGAAATTCTTAGAGGAGTCTATAATAAATTCGCTCGGTGTTCCTCTTGAATTTATAAAAGGTGGCACTTCATGGAGTGGCTCTTCTATATCATTAAGAATAGTTGAAAATGGATTTTTAAATTATAGAGAATTCTTGGAAGACTTCTTGAATTATTTTTTAATACCTAAAGTCTCAATTTTACTTGGATATCCATCTGTTTCTGTTAAATTTAAGAAATTCAAAATGTCTGATGATACAGAGTCTAAACAATTAGCCATACAGCTAAATCAAGGTGGTAAAATATCTGATTCTAAATTAGTAGAAGAATTTGGATATGACTACACTGAGGAAAGAGAGGCTCTTAGACAATCTAAATTAGCTATGATGGAAGACGCTATAGTAGAATCAGAGAAACAAGCTGAGGCTCAAGGTAGAGGTATGATTATAAATGCTCAGTACCAAGCAAGGGCACAGAAAATACAAATGGATGAGCAATTTAAACAAAAAGTTGAAATAATGCAGAATGAAATTGCCCGTGAAACTGGTGGAATACCTGATGATGTGTATTCACTTATAGATAAGTGGGCTTTGGAAATGGCAGCTACGCCAGCTCCTATGCAGCAACAGCGTTATTTTGAGATGTCTAGAGCTATGCCTGTAACTGCATCCTTTATTATGGAACGTTTTAATATGTACAATATGCAAAATATGCAAATGCAGATGCAAATGCAGCAAATGATGCCTCAGGGTCCTCCACCTCCTCAAGGACAGGGTAAACCTAAAGATGGAGAGGCACCTAATCAACAGGAACCTGGAAACAGGAAGAAGGATAAAGTAGAAATAGAAAATCAAGATAAAGGTAAAGCACCAACTAAGGGTGAACCTAAATAAAAATTTAATCTAAAAAAAATAAAATGGAAAAATACGCAACATATATTGTCTATCGTAATGTACATACAAAAGAAATCAAAAGAATTCCAATTGATGCACCTTTAGAAAAACTTGCTTCCATCGATTGGGAAGAACTAGCTTATGACCCTGAAGAGGAGGAGACAACTGATGAGAGTGAGGGATAATAAAAAGAAAAGAGTTGATAAATTTGTGCTTGATACGCCCGAAGAAAAAAGTATGTATGAGGCAATAATGAATTCTGATAAGATTGTAATAGTTCGTGAAGAATTTGCTTATGACAAATTAGGAAGAGCTGTGGTAACTATTTGGTATGAGGAAGATGACTAATCTCCCTCTACCTTTTTTAATACATCTGAAAGGATAATTCTTTTACTTTCCCAATCATAGTGTTTTTTTACTAGTTCTATAGAATCGTCATATTTTATCTTTTCAACAGTGGTTTTTTTCCATTGCTTGTAATAATACTCTAAACCTTCCACAATATCTTTTACACTAACTATAGGTCTCATGCATGCAGCATCATTTGGATGAGCATACATAGTCTCATTTCTTGCTAAATAACCAGTCCCTTTTAATACCTCAGGTATACAAGAGTTGTTAGGAGCTATACTTGGAGTGCCGACAGCTGCAGACTCAATTAGATTCAAACCGAAGCCTTCACCTAATGTCGTGGTCAAATTAACATTTGCTATATTGTAAAAGTTATTTATTACTTGGTCACTAATACCAGCTGTATAAATTTCTAAATTGCAATACTTTATTAACTTTGGATAATCCTCGTTAGTAAATCCATTACTTATAAAATGTGATTTTAAAGAATTTAAAGGACCTGATCCCATAGATGCCCCATCATTCATATGCAAATATAAATGAATATCATCTTTAGCGTATCCGCCGAGCTCATATTTAGTGCAACCATTTAAATCACATTTATTTAAATGTAATGGGTACCAATTTCCACACTCTGTACATACTTTATATCCTTTAGCGAACATAGAGTAAGCTCTAATTGTTAAGGGGATTGCTTTTCTTGGCTGGAATCTGTTATTATTTATAATTAGAAATTTCCCCGATAACTCAGCTAACTTGCGTAATTCGCATATATCCTTATCTGGCAATGGATAAAACGTCTCTTGGTCTACACCGTGATATAACTTATAAATATTTTTGTTGTAGGATGGGAATTTTTTCTTTAATATATCGATTGCATAATCTGTGTATGTTATTACAGCGTTAGAATATTCCAATATCTTTGACACGTGTGAGCCTATATAATCAGAGTCAATTGGAAAATAGCTTATAATCTTCGAATTAGGTGATAACTTCTTTAGATCTACTATCTCTTTTGATATGTTAAAATGATCTTGAAATAGTAAAATTAATTCAGGTTTTAATCTATCTGTAACTTTATGTAAAGTCTCAATATTCATTACATCAGAGGTGATGCATGAATATACAAACCATTTACTAGCATCATACCACTCGTCGCCTCTATAGTTTATTGCTACTATATGTACATCATAGTGTTCATGTAAATCTTTAAATAGATTTTTTGCTACTATTCCAAAGCCTGTTGGAACTATAAAATCACACCATATTAATAATTTCTTTTTTTTCATATATTATCTTTTTGATTATTTAAAATACTTGTGTTATCATAAGGCCTGCGTCGTCGGGTTGCGCTGCGTCCGATGTCGCAATCAAATTGACAAGTTTATTGCGACATTGCGCTGTGCATCAGAATCGACGCGGTGCTGTTGATACATATACATCTATTTTATTACAGAATTAAATTAGCGTAACACTAATTTATATTTTTTTATTTAACTATTTTAAATTATCAAATACTTTAATTTAATACTTTGTATGTTCCTTACTCGCCGTCGTGCCCCGGGCATTTATGCACGGGGTCTTCCGGCGTTGGAAGGGATATCCTAATTATTTATTAGGTAACTGCTAAAATTAACGAAACATTAATTTATATACTATATTTACTATTAAATTATATATTTAAAAATACATTGAAAATTATTTACGGTTGGGCCGGTAAAGCATACTGATTATCAAACGCAGTTTGATAATGTGTAGGCTTTATTAGGCCCAGTAAGTAAATAATTAACTTTTAATCTATTATTAGGTTTGTAAACTAACGAAGCGCTAGTTTAATTTGTTAAGTTTACTATTTCTAAATATTTATAAATTTTATTATAATACTTGGTATTGATGAGCTGGATGCACTCGCACCAGCTCATATATTTTCTGGTAATCAGTGGTAATCTTTTAAATCAGCGGAACGCTGATTTGTATTTTAATTCGACTATTATAATAATACTCTGTCGCATAGGCGCTGTCACTCGAGTTTTAACTTGAAAAGTTAAAACTTGTTACATAATTTGATATAGTAACTATTAATCCAAAATAACGTATCATTATTTTTTTATATGGATTTTGTTTGTTTTACTATTATTATTTTAATTCATCTTTTTGTTTTACTAGATCTCCAGCATTTATTACACTTAGTGCAAGCAGCGTCGTGTTCTATAAGTCTGGTATCACATGGGCACTGAGATCTAAATTTTCTAGCATATTCTCGATCTTTCTTTTTATCACTAATTAGAAAGAAAATATCATACTCTTCGCCAGACTTTATTCTTTCCTCGTATTGTTCATTAGTGCCTGTAAAGGCTATTTTAAACCTATCAAGTCCCTTATATTTTTTAATTTTATTATAATTATTCTTATTCTCAATATCAATAGAAAGTACTATACTTGTTAAATTATCTAACTTCAATAGGCTTTCTATTTGTTTTTCCATTGTTGATAAAGTTAAAGATTTTGAAATTATATAAAACTTAAAATTCAAATCTTTCATAAAATTATAGTGACCTGGTATGTAATCTCCAGATCCATATATTCTAACTGGTAATTCATTTATTAAAATACTATTTTTGCTTTTCGAGTTTCGTAGTTTCGTGTATTCAGAATTTAACTGCTCTGCAAATCCACTTGGATTGTTGAGTGCAAATTCATAGTTATTTGTTAATTTTGCAGAATATGACTTGTAAATCCGTTCTGTATTTGCAACATAGCAATAGGAACATATTTGTGGGCAAGTTTTAAATCTATCAAAATCAAGGCTAACTATAGTTTTTGAGTTTCTTGTTAAAATACTGTACACGAGTTATGTGATTATATATTAATTATGGGAATACTTTCCAGATACGCCCTTCATATACTCTTCGGAATTTATTTCCCGTAAATACGTCAATTTTGAGTGTCTAATTTTATTACTTATATTTAAAGCTGCTCCAGCATCACTAGCTTTTACATATACAGCTCTAGAAGTAGAAAATTTCTTTCCGGTTTCTAACAATATTTTGAAATGTTTCATACTTTTTATGTTTTATGATTCGTGTTGTGAATTTGCATGTAATGGTTTATTTTATTCTCTTATCTAATTGGGAAACCATAACAGTCATTACGATAATAGCTGCCTGTAAAGCAACTTTACCTATTAAAGGCCAATTCATCATTTTCACGTGGTTAATATTAATTATTTTTTAAAACCAATTTATGAGTTTCAAATAAAAACTCATTTAGATTATGTTTAACGGTTTTAAAATCCAAATTAGCTAAAAGTCTTGTCAATCTTAAAGTCTTATTTGGTCTAAATTCATAAAAGAAGCCATTGCTTTTGATAAGCATGATTTCTTTATTTAGTTTTATATCTATAGATAATCCATATGATATCCTTTTTAAATTATTATAATAATATAGTTTACAAAAACCTGCGTTGTGTAATCTTAGAACTCTGCTATTGTCATGAGTGAGTTCTATTCTTCCAACCTTATCGCCGTTAAAATATCCAAAAGGTAATGATAATTCTATATAAGATACTTGTGGATCATAAGTGCTTGTAAGCATTTTTAATTTTTTAATGGTATCTTCGATAGAGACATCTTTAATTTGCTTCCATGTATTGGATTTAAGGAATATATCCATGCAACCTTTCCATTTAATTCGTAAAATTTTTCATTGCTTATTTCTGCACCACTTTTAGATAGATTATGCAACTCAGCTCTTAAATTTCTCCAATACCATCTAGGAGTACTAAGTTTTTTATTTACAACAACACCAGTGACGAGCATACGTTTATTTTGTGAAAATACTTTAGTTTTTTTATTATTGATACTAAAGTTCTCCGCTTTCAAATTATTCCTTATGAAATCTATATACCCTAAAATATTGATAGCACTATTTTTGCTAGATACAGTTATATCATCTGCATACCTGGAATACTTTAAATTGTTATCTTTAAAGAATGAGTGTAATGTAATATCTAATTTTTTAAATACTATATTTGATACAATAGGACTAGTAGGTGCTCCTTGAGGTAAACAATTTTTATAACTAACAAGGGTTGTCAAGATTTTTAATTCTTGCTTATCCATATATAAGTGCGTTTTTAACATAGTAGTTAAAATAGCAGCTACTATTTGTCTTTTTCCTATACTTGGAAAAAAATCTTCTATGTCTACAGATAAAATTATATTACTACCTAGATGTTCTTTTGCATTAGTTATTGAACTTTTATTTTCAACAAAGCCATGTGCACTCTCATGAACCGATACCTTAGAAAAAAATCTATTTACTAAATTTCTTTGTATATATTTAAGTTCCGCTGATGGTGCATCTATCCATCGGAACTTCTTTTTATTTGCTTTTTTGACTTTATAACTTACATAGTGTAATTTTATGTCTTCTGTTATAGCAAGGAGATCTGTTTTAGATCTCCCTGTTATATACTCTAAATTATTTATCATTACGTACTCATAAATAAATTCATTGCTATACTTTCTAAATTGCTTTCTTCTTTCATATCACTTAATTTTGTTATTGAATCGGAGAACTCTTTCAATGTGATATCAGACGCATAATAATTATCTATTATTATAGAGTGTATTTTTACAGACATTTCTTTTTTCCACTTTAGATATTCTAATAACCAATTATCTCTTACTACAGATTCTCCATCTGTTATAAAAATTATATCGGCTTTACTAAAATTTTTTTCTTGCATTATCTTGTCTCTTGCAAGATCTAAAGGTGGCTCGAATGCTGTACCACCACCTAAAAATAATTCGGCCATCTCTATTAGCTTATTTGGATTATTTTGGTGACCCAATGGAAACTCTTGAAACTGCAGTGTCTCTTTTCGAGAACAATCAAAGTGTATTGCCACAAAAGATCTTTTTTGTATTTTGCATATTTCTAATAAACCCAAAGCGACAGATTTTGCCCATATCTCAGGCTCTCCGCTCATAGATCCAGAAGAATCTATACAACATACTATTGGTCCTTCTTGTTTTCTTTCTTTTATACCAAACTCAGATTGTAACAATGATTTTTCAATGTAATTCTTAAAAAATATAATATCTAGGTCATCATCCAACAATTTCAAAAATTCCATTGGTATAATTTTATCAAGATCGTTTCCAGTTTCGATATCTACAAACTCATTATTGCCTCTTCTTACTTTTTCCCTTTGAGACATTATAGCCATCCTTCTATACTTACCCGCCATCTTTGCTATTTTTTGTAGCTTAGATGAGTTTCTGAGTTTATCTAGTAAGGCTAATTTATCTTGATAAGAGCTTCGAATAAACTCGTTGTTTTGTTCTAAACCAAAACTTTGAATAAAATCTTGTAATTCGGCAGCGCTCTCTTTAGCTTTTTTAATTGAGTTTATTATAGATGTACGCTCTGTTTTCGGAATAATATTCTGTAACTCTTCGTACTTTTTCTCATATAACTCTTTTGCTTCTGCTAATGACATCTTATTTGCGCCACCACCTGGAATACCAGAACCTCCTTCTAACTCTGATAACTCGTCAGCTAAAGCTTTTGCCTCTTCTTTATACTTATCTATTATTTTTTTTGAATCCTCAGATAAAATCTGAGTTGATAAATAAGAAAATTCTTTATTTAGTCTTGTAGAGCTTCTTAAATCTTTATACTCATTGGTATCTATCATTAAGTCAATAACCTGATTATTTAGCAAGTAGTCATAGTGTATTTCATTTAACTTATTTTTTTCAGGTGCGTATTTATATAAACTTAAAAATAGATCTTCATTTAACTCCTCAAATTGTTTATAACCTTCTTTGTACTCATCGATAGACTCGGCAAAAGACTCATTTAAACTCTTAAGCTCTTCATTCCATAAAGTTTTATCAAAGGTATCTGTACGGATAGTATTTTTACTTATTCGTATTTCAGAGTTTATTTTGTATTTTTTACCTAAATCTCTCATTTTAATTTACACCGTAAGAACTGAATCCCATTGTATCTTTTAGAATATATTTTTGCTTATTTTCGATTACAGCACATGCATTGGTAATAAGAGGTTCAACCTTAGCATTACCTTTATTCTGTTTAAGTAACTTTTCTAAGTCTGTAACAAGTTCCCTTAAATTGCTAATAGCCTGCGTCACATGTACAACTGAGAAATCTGCCTTATTCTTTTTAGACTTTTCTTTTGTATCATGCTCTTCTTTTAATTTGTATAAATCCTTTTCTATATCATTTGCCGACTGTAAGATATTTTCTATGTCACCCTTTACTGGGTTTATTACTGAATAAACAGCTTTTGTGACATTCATTCTATCTTCTGGAAGTACCCATACGATATTTTTTAGCACTTCAAAGTCTGACTCAATGACCTCTGTTCCGCCTCTTAAATATGCTTCAGCTTTTACTAATTTTAAAGCTTGTTTATAAGTTCTATCTGAAGCTGATATTTTTATCTTCATCAATTTTTCAATTAATGTGCCGTATACATACAGCATTTCTTCTGGAATTATTATACTTTTTGCTTCAAGTTGAGCTTGCATGATTTCATCTAGAGTTATTATTGGCTCTATATAATCGTCAATAGTTTCATTAGAAAACATCTTTTTTCTGTTAGCTTTTTCTTTAATTGAACTTACAATATATTTTTGTAAAAATCTATCATAGAAAGCATTTAAACCATCAGACTCTTCTGGTATTTCGTTAGAAGCTCCTATAAGTGAAATTAATGGAGATTTTATTAATTTCTCACCATCATGAAATATCTTCTCATTCATCAGCGTTAATAAAGCATTCAGTATAGCTGCGCTACCCTTGAAAGTTTCGTCTAAAAAAGCTATATGAGCTTCTGGAAGCATATCTTTCACAACTCGATAATATTTACCTTCATCTTTTAATATTTTTAAATTTGGACCGCCGAATAGTGATTCCGGTGCTGAGTGTTTTGTGAGTAGCTGCTCAAAATATTTTGAATCTTTTATAGCAGAACAGTATTTTCTTACTAATAACGATTTAGAAGTCCCCGGAGGTCCTAAAAATAAAACATTAGTTCCTGAGATAATTGCAAGTGTTAATCCTCGTATTTCATCTGCTCTCTCTACAAATTTTTCATTTAATAAATTTTCTATACTTTTAAATTTGCTTGAAATGTTAACACCTTTTGGTATTTCATTCTTTGTTGACATATTGCCTCTTTCTTTTTGTAAAAAATTTAAACTAAAAAGGAGTGTAAACTCCTTTTTCATAATTATACTTAATTATAAATTATAATTTAATCGACCGGGAGATCATCCAGGTCGTCATGGTAGTACTTGTCCATAAATTCTTTTTGATTATTGTAAAAAAAATCGTATATTAAAATACGTTTATCTTTATTCTTATACCTAAAAATATTAAACAAACAAGAGCACATATGGCAGAGTCAGCACTAAATTTTAAAAAACAAAATGAGACTATTCAAAGAAGTTTGATAGAATCAATTAAAGATATTTTTCCTATAGAAAAAAATGGAAAAATATTAGAATTGGAAAATATTGAGTTAGATGATAAATTAGATGATTTTGATTTTCCAGCACAAAGAGAAATTAAGCTAAATAGAAAATCTTGGCAAAATCCTATATATGGATCTTTTGTTTTAAAAGATTCTAATGGTAATGTTATCTCTAAAAAGGAAAAAATTAAAATAGGGTACATACCTAAACTCACTAATAGACAGACAATGCTTATTGATGGTAATGAATATCAAACTACTAATCAGATTAGAAGAAAATCAGGCATATATGCTAGAATAAAGCAAAACGGTGAATTAGAGTCTGAATTTAATCTCTCTAAAGGACATAACTTTAAAATGCAGTTGGACCCTGAAACACAAGTTTTTTATATATCTTTTGAAAATAGAAGATATCGTTTATGGACTTTACTTAATACTTTAGGAGTTAGTGATACTGAGATTTCAAAGTCTTGGGGAAATAAGCTATTAGATATAAACAAAGCAGGTGCTTTAAATACGGAAGCTTCAGAATTAACAGCTTTATATAAAAGATTTTACAAAAAAGATGAAACAGACTTTAGACTAATTCTTGAAGGTATAAATAAATATTTTAAAACAGGTACAGCTGTTGACCCAGAAACTACCGAATTAACTTTAGGTAAAAAATTTAATATTGTGGATGGATCTACATTATTAGCCGCATCTGATAAACTTTTAAAAATATCAAAAGGCGACGCTAAATTAGACGATAGAGATTCATTGATATATAAACATATATACTCTGCAGATGACCTTCTGCATTCTTATTTTGAGTCACAAAAACCAGTTCTTAAGTCTAAGCTAGAAAGAACCCTTGGCATGAAATCTGAGATACGCGACATTGTGTCACCTGGCACATTTAGTGATCCAATAAAAAAATTCTTTACAACTGGGGATCTATCGTCAACCCCTGTACAAACTAATCCGCTAATGATAGCTTCTGAAATTATGAAGACTACTGTAATGGGTACAGGCGGTATTAAATCACAACATGCGGTCACAGATGAAACTAGAAATGTTGAGCCTACACAATTAGGATTCTTAGATCCAAACTCTTCCCCTGAATCTTTAAAAATTGGTCTATCTGTAGGTCTATCCTCTGAAGTTAGAAAGGTAGGGAAAGAGATCAAGACCCCTGTATTTAATGATAAAACAAAGGAAATTGAATTTTTCTCTCCTTTAGAATTTTTTAAAAAGACTGTCGGTTTCCCAGATCAAAGGAATGCAAAACCAAATGAAATGGTAAAAGTTATGGAACAGGGTGTTGTAAAAGAGGTTATGCGCAAAGATGTTCAATATTTTCTACGTTCTACAAAATCTATGTTTTCTTATCCTACTAACATGATGCCATTTCTGCAAAATACACAAACTAATAGAACACTAACCGGTTCACGTATGATGACACAAGCTTTGCCACTGGATGAAAAAGAGCCACCATTAGTAAGAGTAAGAAGAGATTCTAAAGGTACTTATGAAGATATTATAGGATCTTTTTTAAATCCATACACTGAAGAAGCAGGTGAAGTTACTAAAATTGATGATAACTATATTTATATAAAAAACGATAAAGGTACTAGAAAGTATGGTTTATTCAAAGATTTTCCATTAAATCAAGATGGTTACTTAAATTCTACACCTGTTGTAAAGGTTGGCGATAAAGTCGAAGCTAAAAAAATGCTTGCGGAAAGTAACTATTCTGTTGGTCCTACGCTATCTATGGGTAAAAATCTTACAGTTGGATATATGAGTTATAAGGGTTTAAATTTTGAAGATGGAGTAGTAATAACTGAATCAGCTGCAAAGTCATTAACGCATTCCACAATTCATAGGGAAAATATATATTATAATCCAAAACTTACTATACTTGATAAAGATAAATTTATTGCTTGGTACCCTGAGGAAATGACCTCTGATAATTATAATAAGTTGGATAAAAATGGAATAATAAAAATTGGTGAAACTGTAAATCCACATGAAGTTATTGCTGCATTACTGGTAGAAAGGCAGATGGATGACATGGAGAAAGCACTAAAGAAATTGGATAAATATACATTTAACAATTATTCAAAGAATGTGAGTGTATGGGATGAGGATGATCCTGGGGTAGTTACTGATGTAAAAATGAATGGTAGAAATATTGATATTTATATAAAAGCTAAACATCCTTTTAAAGAAGGAGATAAATTAGCAGGTTCTTGGGGAAATAAAGGTATAGTTACAAAAATTATACCGGATGCAGATGCACCAAGAACTAAAAATGGAGAAGTTATACAAGTTTTATTATCTCCAGAGGGTGTTCCTGGGCGTATGAATATTGGTCAAATTTTGGCTACTGCTGCTGGTCGTATAGCAGAAAAAAAAGGAGAACCTTATATAGTTGATAATTTTGATGATCCACAAGGTGACTCCGCAAAAAAAGTTTTAAATGAAATGAAGGAACTCGGTATTAATCCGAATGAAACACTTATAGACGGCGCAACTGGAAAAGAGATAGAAAGACCAATATTTGTTGGAAAACAATATATTTATAAATTACGCCATATAGTAAAAAAGAAACAAGCTTCTCACTCATTTGGAACATATGACATAGATGAGCAACCAGCTGGAAAAGGAGCCCAGAAAATTGGTATATTGGATTCTTATGCTTATCTTGCTCACGGTGCAAAAGCTAATTTGAGAGAATATTCGGAAGTTAAAAGCCGTGCTAATGAAGAATATTGGAGAGATTTGCAGTTCGGGATGTTACCTGGAAAGCCGAATAGAAACTTTATTTTTGAAAAAATGGTTGCATACTTAAAAGGCACTGGCGTAAATGTAGAAAAAACTGGAAACAAAATAAGAATATTTCCATTGAGAGATGAAGACACTGTTAATTTATCTAAAGGAGAACTTACAGATCCAGGTGCGCTGTTAATAGGTAAGAATTTGGAATCTAGAAAAGGTGGATTGTTTGATGTAGCTACTACTGGTGGTATGAAAGGTAAAAACTGGTCACATATAGAGCTAGCAGAGCGAATACCAAATCCGATATATGAAGATGCTATTACAAAAATACTAGATCTAAGTGAGAAAGATTATAATTCTATATTAACAGGTAAAAAAGAGCTTAATGGAGATACTGGGGTTTCTGCAATAGTAAAATCTTTAAAAGATTTAAATATAGATGCACAAATTGATTCTATATCAAAAGAATTAAAGGTTGCCCCTCCTACTAACATAAATAAACTTAATACTAGACTAAAATATTTAAAAGTATTAAAGGAATTAAACTATAAGCCAGAAGAAGCATATACTATAACCAAACTGCCTGTTATACCGCCACAGTTTAGACCTGTATATCCGTTACCTTCGGGCGACTTAATGGTAAGTGACCTAAATAAACATTATAGAGATGTTGGTGTTATAAATAAAAATTTTAGAGAAGCAAAAGATTTTCTTACAAAAGAAGATAATATAAAAACTGCTAATGATTTATATCTAACTGTAAAAGCTTTACAAGGATTTTCTGATCCAATAACATATTCTAAAAATAAATATAAAGGTACTACTACTGAGCTTGGAGAGATGAAAACTGGTCTTATACAAGGTGCTTTATGGACAAAAAGACAAGATTTAAGTGCTAGAAGTACTATTACTGTAAACCCTGACTTAGATTTAGATCAAATCGGTATTCCAAAAAGTACGGCTTATACAATATTCAAACCATTTATTGTTAGGGATATGAAAGATAGCGGTATAAAGCCAAGTGATGCTTTAAAATATTATAAAGAAGAAGATCCACTTGCTTGGAATTCTTTAGGTAATGTTATAAAAAACAGGCCTATAATTCTTAACAGGGCTCCCTCTTTACATAAACATTCAGTACAAGCTTTTAAGCCTATACTTGTGGATGGAAAAGCTATACAACTTAACCCCATGATAAATAAGGGATTTAATGCTGATTACGATGGTGACACAATGTCAATACATGTCCCAGTGTCATCTGAAGCTGTGGATGAAGCTTATGGCATGCTGCCATCAAAAATTCTATTTAAACACGGTGATAATCAATTAATGCCTGAGTTATCCAAAGATTATATATTTGGTGTACACGCTCTTTCTAAAATAGAGAAAAATACCGGAAAATCTTTTAAATCAATAGATGAAGCAAAAAAAGCTGGGATAAACTGGAATGATGAGTTTAAACTAAATGGTAAGCCTATGACTATAGGACAATGGGAATTAAACTCTGTTTTGCCTGATAAATATAAAGATTATACAAGGGAACTTTCTTCTAAAAAAAGTGGGAAAGTTTTAGAAGACTTAGCAAAAGAAGACCCAGATAAATTTGTTGACGTACTGAACCACTGGAAGACACTTGGATCTAACTATGCATATAGTAAAGGACATACTGTGTCGATAACAGATTTTGTTACAGATAAATCTTACAGGGATAATTTACTTAAAACAGAACTTCCAAAGATAAATAAGCTACAAGGCGATAAAAAGGTTGAAGCGTTAAACGAATTAACTAAAAAAGTAGAAGCTTCTCAATGGGATTCTGTAAATAAGACAAATTTCGCAAATATGTTAAATTCTGGGTCATTTACTAAAAAAGACTCTATAAGACAGGTTATGTCTATGCCTGGAGTTTTAGTAGATGTAAATGGGGATCCGATACCAATACCACTAGTTAAATCATACGGCGAGGGTCTTGACGCTGCTTCATATTGGATCAGTATGTATGGAGCTAGAAAGGGAACTGTAGATAGAGCCGTAAATACGCAGCAGTCAGGGGCTTTAAATAAATCTCTGTTGAGCGTTGCTAGAAAACTACTTGTTACTATAGAAGATTGTAATACAGATGAAGGTTTAGAAATTGAGCTTGATTCTAAAGATGTAATGGATAGATGTCTTTTAGAAACTATAAAAGGAGTAGGAAAGAGAAATGATATAATAGGTAGAGATGAAGTCTTAAAAGCCAAAAAGGTGGGATTACTAAAATTACCTGTTAGATCTCCATTAACTTGTGAAGCGCCTGAGGGAGTTTGTCAAAAATGTTATGGTCTTTTACCAAATGGGGTATTAGCACCTATAGGTACTAATGTGGGTGTACTTGACTCACAAGCTGTTACAGAGAGATCGACTCAGTTAGTTATGAAATGTTCAGATAAAAATAATAGAGTTAAAATTAAATGTGAGTCCATGAATTTAGATCTGGAAATAACTCATGAAGGTCTATGGAATATAATAAATTCACCCGTTAATATTGAAGACACAGTAGAATCAAAATCTGTACCCGAGGATTTAAAAATACTTACCGATGAAGGATTTAAAAAAGTAAAACTATTACAGAGGCATAAACCAAATGTCGAAATGATATTCCTAAGACTAGAGGATGGAAATGCTTTAATAACACAAAGAGATCATCCCTTATACTTATATAATACTGACATCGCTGATTTTATATATAAGAAGGATTATTTTGATAATAATATTAAGGATATTGAAAGTGGCAATTTAGGATTTTTGGTAGATTATTCTTACATGAAAAATAAAATGCATACATGTAATGAAGACTTATTTGTCAGTCCATATAATTTTGGAAATTCTTATTTAGAAACTGAACATAATAAATACAATCTATATGAATTTTCTAGAGATACTTTAATTGATATTTTATGTGGAATAATAGATAGATATGGTTTAATACTGTATAATAGAGAAAAACATGTGATAGAACTAAGATTTAGTAATATATCTTTATCACAACAAGTGTATCATGCACTAAGATCATTACAGTTTAAAGCATTCTTATCACACAGAAATAATAATGTAAATGCAGATAATTCTGCTGTATTCTTTAATATATACTATAAAGATTTAGAAAAATTTAAAAACTCTAAATTAGTTAATAAGTTGTATAAAGTTTCAGAGACTAATCTATACCCATTATCATTTGACAAACATGTACTGAAGGTAGATAATTGGAGAGTTGTAAAATACACCGACTATACCTATGATATACCTACTGAAGGTGAAAAATATCTAATAAATGGAATACTGTATTCTAATACATTCCATAGTGGCGGAAGTGCGCTCGCAAAAGGCGGCGTATCAGACTCATTTCCAAGACTTGAGCAACTTCTTAAAGTACCAGAAAAGTTAAGCGGTAAGGCTGTGATATCTAGTATAGATGGTGTTGTAGAGTCAATAGAGAAAAATTTAACTGGCGGCTATAATGTTAAAGTTGGAACAAAATTATTTATTGTACCAGCAGGTAGAATGCCAGTAGTTTCTGAGGGGCAAGTTATAAAATCTGGAGATAGGATTTCGGATGGCTCTATTAAGCCGCAAGAACTTAGCGAGTTTAAAGATCACC